CCAAACGCTGAAATTTAAACTCAATACATAATAGTCTATCACCGTAACGAGCAAGGATATCCCCATAAGTAACACCACCATTCAATGTATATTCGCGAGCGAGTATTACAATACCATGCGTTTCAGCTCTCGCCATAAAAGACGAAATCATCGCAGTCTCCCGAGAAGACGGTTCATCTTTCGTTTCAAACCTATACGGAAAAACACCGGATTGAGACTCGATACCCGAACGAACCAGATTGTATTTATCTAGCCATTCTTCTTCGCGTTCATCAAACGTTTTATAGAAATTTGGTGAAATAGTATGTTGCCAACCGTGTTCAGCGACAATTTTCTTAAACTGTTCATGGCGCATTTCAAAATGTTCCCTGCCATAGAACCACAATTCACGGAGCGCTCCATCCAAACATTGGCGAGCGATCTCCTCCTTAGATACGACTTTTGACAACATATTACAATGTAAACTTTTAAAAATGGAATCTTCGCTTAATTTGGCAAGGTACATACCCTCCTCACCAGTTGACGGGTCGGTATATTCTGGGCGGAATATAGTCGCACGCTTTAAAAAGTCGGCTTCCTCTAGTGTAATATAAGGAACAGATTCAGCATCCTTATCAGCCATTGTATACTCTATGCCTCGAGAAGCATATACTTCCATCATCCGGGTGTGATTATATAAGGGTGCCTCATTAGAGACAGACATCTCATTGTCGTCACCGTAAGTCATAAGAGCTACGTAATCCTGGAACTTAGTGGTTTCCAAGCTGCCAGGAGGATAAATAGTATAAAATACACTCCTCTGATATAGCGAATTGACAATTGAATTAATATACACAGTGAGATTATGACCCGATGGATTAGACCCGAATAATTCAACAAGATCTCCGTTGACACACACCATGGGATGTACTACATCCGCAACGAGATTGGTCATAATCTTAATATCTTCTGAAGTGTAACCTTCACAATGTTTCGCGAGCTCAATCATAGTAAAAAATGCTATTGATGTCATGGTGGAAGACATATGTTGATCATAAGCTTTAAAGTCGCCTGCAACCATCCGCTCCTTCCCAAACCTTGAGAGGTGTTTCATCAACTTATTCCACTGTGGCCCATGGGAATTGATTCCCACCGCACACTCTGTTGTGATTGGATTGCGTGACATACAAGCCGCTACTGGCAAAAAATATTGTCTAATTACACACTGGAGTGTTAATGGTGCACATAGGGCAACGCGGACCTTATCCTTGATTAATTTCGTGGCTTCATCTTTAAAGAAAG